TAGCTAATAGCTGCAATTTGTTACTCGCCTTTCAGCGGGATGAGGCATTTCTGCTCATCTCTCATGGTTGTTATTCCCGTGAGATCAGACTATCGCATCACCTTTCGGCGTTCTCTCGCTTAGTCGTTCAGGCTGCTTTCGCTTGCCCCTTGTTGGCATTTCAGCGTTCAAGTCAATCAGAGAGAATTTAAGCGGCTCCATTGTATTAAAGCCGCATCGATTTGACGCATCATTTACAAATCGATAAAATCCGCATGCGTTAAGATTCCTAGCTCACTGCACTTGCAGCGTCGAGAAGTCTCATACGGATCGTAGTATCGGGTCCAAGGCTCGTCGTGAAGTGCACACGATAGCTCGTCCATCCGGGGATCAACCCTTCAGGATCGGCAACAGTCGGCTCTGCGTTCTGCACGATGTTGCACTCGATGTTACGCCACTCACCGTTGCCATAGCCCACATCACCCTTCGCTCCAAGGTTGACGGAGAAGATACCGTCGCGCCCGAAGATATAGGTGCGGAGTGCGACCAGTCCAGAGTACCCACCGTAGTTCTGGGTCTGGGTGACGAGGTTCGTCTGGAAGAACTGAACGCCGGTAGACGGCAGTTCAATGACTTCAGTCAGATCGACCGAAACGAGACTTTCCATCTTCAACTGGCCCACCGGAGTGTGCTTCAGAATGTCGATGGGAGAATCGTTGCTGTTGTCAGCAATCACATCGCCCAAAGCGAACGGGTGTATGTATTTGTGTTTAGGCTAAATTAGACAGAACACATATGCCCCATTTCATCATGCAAATACTCTTTGCATCTAGGGCAATGATCTATATCTAAACCCTGATTCACATCAGGTGCACTCTCACAGTCGCCTGTGAGATCAGACTCTATCTTCACTTCCAGATCTTCGGAAGCGCTTGACGTATTAGTCGTTACAGATTTTTGATGGTGCAAAAGTTTCATCTCCTGATACATTTTTTCTCGCAAGTCAGGATTTTCTACTTTATGCAATCGAACAAACTTCAAGAGCAATTTTGCTTGTTCCCGTTTTTCTAATAGATACGGGAGTATCGCGAGCAAAAACTTCTCTCGGGATTCATTCGAATTCAATACCCATTTGTAGCAAATCTTGTTCGCACGTCTGTCACTGCAATAGTAAGTGCCGCCTACGACTTCAACCAACATTTTAAGCAACGGCAAATAGGTATTCGTCACACCCAGATTAGCGGTGTAGTGGAAACAATTAGTTTTGCTATTTTCGGGCCTTCGTATCTTAGATATCGTAAGGTGTCCCTCGCCATCGATAATTCCAGCGATATAGGCAAACTTCGTTTTTCTCATCAAATCTTTCCTCGGTATTGTCTGCTACTATATTAGTATAACAGAGGTCCACCGATTTAGTCAAGTTTTTTAACGCAGGAGCCATACTAGCAACCCGCACAAGCGGACATTGCCTTTTGGTTAACCCCTGCGAACGTCTTCGTGCCTTCGTCGAACGGACGCACGCTGCGACCCGCCAGCGACTGAACGCTGTTACGAATCTGAGAGAGCGACAGAGCGGTGAAGCTCGAAGTGCCCGAAGCGGCCAGTTCAGTAAGGACACTGGCATCGATGCTGGATGCACCATCAGCGGTTGCACGCACGAGTGCGGACAACGATTCGCCAAGGCGATACGACATTTCGCGGGCAACGTTCTCGACGGTGTTGTCAATGGCAGTCGCCAAACTGAGCGAACTGAAATTGGCGTAGTCAGCATATTCTCCAATCGTGGCAGTGGTCGTAAGAACACTGACAGATAGAGAACTGCCGACAGTACCTTCCGTAGTCTGGGCCACGTTTGCGGCCAACGGAACGTACATGAACCAAACGTGTTTTGGATTTAAGACTTACTGTCCCTTATGTCACCATAAGGTCGCTCTCATTGTCACCAATGAGTTCGGGCTCTATCTTTGTCATTACTTGTGAAGAAGTAATGACATTTAGCGTATTAGTCTCTACAGATTCTTCTCTCTGATTTAGAAGACAGCACTTTTGTACTAACTCCCGACGTTTTTCCTGTTCACCATAACCTAAACGACAGAAGTCCAAAGCGATTTCTGCTTGCTTTCGTTTGATTACGAGGTACGGAAGAATTCCCAAAAGAAACGATTCTCGATTCTTTTTACCGGAAGGATGCCAAACGTATTGAATTTTCTTGGACCAATCAGTGTGTGATCTAGTGTAAAATTTTCCACCAAAATTACCCACCAACCATTTCATCAAATTCATAGACGTGTTGTAAATTATAATTTGCAAAAAGAAAGCGGATTGTCCATCCGGCTGTCGTTCGTGCAAACACACACAACCTTCACCATCAAATATTCCGGCCACATACGGCCATTTACTGCTCATAAGAAGCCTTTCCTCGGTATTGTCTGTTGTCAGATGTTCACCGATTTAGCTAAATTTATTTAGTACGGGACCATCATGTAATCTCGTACTGATTACCTGAATTAACAGGGAGGTCCAAACGTTCTGAACAAGCAACGAATGGGGTTTGCGCCTTCAGGTTCTCACGGAATTTCTTCATTTATATTCCGTTATTGTCAGTATACCACAATACCCTACTCATGTCAACAGCCTGACGTTTACGACAAGAAATCGTAAAACTTTACCGTGGACTGAGGCAGGTTGGCTTGCTGGTTTCCTGCGGGTGAAAAACTCATTGGAGTTTTCCTCAATTATCGACGAGATGTAGGTTTTGGCGGCATTTTTTCCGCCAACTCATTTACATGTTTCGCAAATGCGGGATTCTGTAAATTCTTCCGATATACATCGGAAGGCATTCTGTCGATTTCTGCCATAGTCAATTTTTCTATCACGCCTGTAGGAAGCGTATCAGAACCCATGCTGGATGCTATACGATTATTAAAGCCTGATGGAACTGGACTAGGACGCTTTTCCGTCGGTACACTGACGGACGATTGCGACACAGGAACCTCGCTAATCCGAGCGGGTTCCGGTGCGGGTTCCTGCGATTTCGGAACCTCAACCCCGGGTGCTGGTACTTCCGGCACGGGTGTAACCTCACGCACGATAGGCGATGGAAAAAGCAATCCGGCTTTTTCCATCTCAACTTGGGCATACTCAAAATTCTTGACTGTTGGCTTTAGCCCATTTTTAACCATCCAGTCACAGACCGTTGCTATGTTCTCCTGACACTTGTAGAATTCAGGATGCTGTGCTAGCCACTCTTCTGCATTCTGACGTGCCATGAGTTGATGCGTTTGTAATTGCGTAGTATTTAGAGTATCTCGAAGGACACTCGGCTTTACGCCAACTGCGGATTCCAAAAGTCTATCGCGAGCAGATTCGAACTTCTCGGGGTCATTCAACTCTTGAGAAATAGCAAATCGTTCTTCCGCAGATAGTGGCTTCTCCGCAAAGTTTACAAGCGGCTGAATCTTCTCAATTTCAGGTGCGATCTCATCTTTCGTGCCGCGACCTAACCGATTTTCACGGGAGAGAGTTCGCATCTTGCGAACCAACTCCATATTCTGATCTCTTAACTTCTCGACCAATTCAAGTTCGGTAGTATACAGGATTACCTGCTTGCCACCGAGCGGTCGATTATGCTCATCTACCGGCTGATACTCATACCGCTTTTGTACCGGGGCGAGCGGATCGGGAACTGCCTGAACTACTGGCACTACAGGTGCCACAACTTCAGCAACCGGGGTTTCAGGAACCTCTACTTCTAGAACAACTGGAACTGTGCTCATATACTCCTCCGTATATACTGCTTGTACTCATCGGCGGACATGGCATCCGTCAAATCTATACCTTTCCAGAGTCGATGGACTCTGTGCATCTCTTCCGGCGAAAATTCCGCCGATGTAATCAACTCATTGTCTGGAGTAGGTGTCGCAGGAAATGGGTCTTTATAAACCCGACGACGATATATTAATCGTTCATCATGCTTACCTTTGATACCTTTTTCAGCTAGGACTTTCGCCACCCATCCGTCTTCAGATTTACCAAATATCGGTGCAGCAATTACCATATCCATACTCTGGGGGCTCAACCAATAGCCCGCCCCACCGTGCATGTACTCTAGATAATTTCCACCTACATACGCTCGAACTTTCATACCAACGTAATAGTATTTCTCAAAACCACTTTTTAGAAGCCGATCTAGGCGAACATAGGCATCGTCATCGCACTTGAAAAAATGGGTGTATCCATTTTCCTTTGCCCATTTTATCGCCGCCTGTACCTTAAGCGGCAGACCCATATATGTATCTGGTACTTCTAAAAAGACTTCATCCGGCAATGCTGTGCGATCCCCACCACCATAAAAGAATCGGACATGCTCATCAGACCATGTCTCACGTATTTTTTGTGGGGCGTATATGTTCTTATGGCATGTAATTACTGCGATTAGGAGTTTCAATTAAATTCCTCAATCACTGCGGTTACCGCGTCTTCCACGATATCCTGTCGGCGATTGTTGTAAGCATTGATCGAACACTCTTCTTGAATGCGCTCCATCAATCCTACATAAAACTGTGCTACTGCTTTCGCCAAATAATGATTGGCGCAGACTTCAGCGGAGTTAGCAGGGTTAGTGTTTATCAATTTGAAGTTGAACTTTCGAACTTGATCTTCCATGATCTTCTGTACGATATCGAATCCCCGTTGCTTTACATATGAAGAAAGAATTGCTTTTTCGACATCGTCGAGTTGTAATTCTACATCTAGTCCTTTCAATAGATCATTCTCAATTTTCAGCATTCTCCTCCTAACATCCTTACTGTATTTCGCCGTCCCAAACTTTCTTAAAGATTAGGGTAAGCCAAGCGATTACGCAGAATTCATTCGCCCATTGTCCGAGTTCGATGAGTCCGTCACCTATACTATAAATACCATCTTTGAAGTCAAACACATCCGCAAGGGAATTAAGATGAGTATCCTTCGTCATTACGCAATGGACATCGTCCAGCATATCCGCAGGTAACGTTGTCTGACCTTGTATTCCTCTAAGATCATCCAATTTAACGGGATTCATCATTACAGGGAATCGGTCATGGTTAGAGATTAGAACAGCTTCATTGCTGGCAATACCAAGACCAAGGGATGCCCACGGTGCAAGTAAAACCCAGAGGCAAGAGACACGGAGGAATCTACGAATTTTATTCATACAGCCTTTCCGTACAGGGCATTCATTTTCGTGGTCCGTAGACCCCTGCTCCACGTTACATCACCGTTGGCATCTGGCCTTCTAACCCACCTGTTGAGGGCTCTCCCAGAACCGTCTCGCTAAGCCCTGAGGCTTTTGCAGAGGCGATTACTAGATCACGCTTAATACGATTGTTGGATGACTGATCTTCCAATTCCTGCTTCTGTGCAAACTTGTCATTGCTCTGCTGTTGCGCGGCTTGCGTCCTCTGCGCGGCGATTGCAGCGGGAGAGTTCGCATCCTTTTTATCCTGCATTGCTTTCGGCATCGCCTTGACGATATCCTGTCCGTTCTTCCACTCAGAGGCTTCCATCCACATTTTGAAGACTACGTTGTAATCAATGTACAGACCCATCTCTCCTAATGCTTGGGTAAGCTGTGGGTTGTCAAGGAACTGCGTCAACATAACCATCGACTGAGCCATGGTTCGTTTCGCAGCCATGCTTGCGCCCGCTAGGACTTCGAAATCCATTTGGGCGTCCCAATACCGCTGCATATCAAGGGTATGTGTAAGCGGACTGCCGAGCACATCACCCAATATATGGATGATGCTCGCGTCAGACATTTTCGTAAATACCAACTCGTCCACGATATACAGGAACGGTTTGAAGACTTGCTCAATGAAATTATCCAATGGGCCGTCTAATCTTGTCGCACTAGCTGATGCCTGAATTGCAGCACCACCTGAGGTTCGACCCATGGAAGAACGTGGTCCTGCTGAACTGCCTTGAACTAACTGTTGATCTGCGCCAGATGACGATTCCGTCGCCTGCTCAGATTCTTTTAGTGCATTCCAAATGTCACCGGGAACCTTAGGCGTCTCCATTAGAGTGAAAGCCTTGTCCGTTTCCCCATCAACCGTCATGATCTTGCCGACGTTTGTTTTGACCATCTGTGTAAGGTTATTCCCGTCCCTACGTTTTAGGTAAACAGGATTTACGCCATACGAAAGGATTTTCAGTATAGCGTTAATCGTTACTTGATCTACGCGTTGGTTCTGGCCGACAATAAGGCCGAGCCCCATGCCGAAGAATGCTTTCGGTCGATTCCACCAGTTGGATGAAAGAAATGGAATGCGTTTGAATTCATTGTCTCCGGTATAGATGACTTTCTTATTATCTAACACCCGGATTTTCCGTTTGCTGTCCCAATATTCCAACACCTCCAGTTTTGTGCGGAGTGGGTCTACTGAGTTCGCAACGTTTACATCCTGTGCGTGATGAACCGCACCCTTCATGTAAAGGGTTTGCTCTGTCTGCAAATTGCTGGCGGGAGCCGGGGGTTGAATCCACGCGTCTTTCAAATTCTCGGGGAAAGACCATCCATCCATTACAGATGCATCTTCTTTCGCAGCAAGTAACAATGCCTGCTGGAGATCATATAGTTCATAGAAGTCCATGTAACGAACGTCTACAACCCACTTCGCATCTCGGATATCGGGGACATCTAGTTTCGGGTCCACAAGAACTTTGTCCAGAGGACGATGCTCGAAGAATGGCATCGGGACAGATTTTACAGTTGTCGTGATCTCTGGCGGCTGGTCTAATGAAACGCTTATCGTAGTCTTTTGTCCGTCTGGTCCTACGTCTTCCTTTAGAATAGCGGCTTTGCGCCGGGACGTAACAATTTCAGTCCAGTCGTATCCCCACTTCCAAATTCCCGTTCCTAGGTGAGCCATTGTCTCAAGACCCCATTTTGTTTCGGTCTTGAATTTGCTCTTGTCCAGAATGTACGAAAATAATGCTGTCTTTGCATCAATTATATTCTGATGTTCGCCGGGTCGCGGTCGTAGAATCATCGGCGGGTCATCGTAAAAGAGACCTTTGTACAGTTGTGGAACTACTGAATTCACAATCTTCGCAACAGTAAACCGCTGTATATTCGGTTCGAGGACATAAGTATTGTCGTAAACAGTCATCGGACGCGGTGCTTGAAATAGAAGGTCGGCATCCACCGTTGTTGCTACTAGCACTTAGTAGGATAAGTCATTTCTGCTTATCTCATACGGTTACATTCCCGTATGGTCGGACTATCGCATCACCCATAATTAGGTGCCCGCTCATTTAGTCTCTCAGCGTGCCTTGCGGCTTCGCCCTTGTTGGCATTTCAGCGTTCAAGTCAATTAGAGTAGGTTTTACTGGCGCAATACTCTTGACGCCAGAGCAAATTCCCAAATTTGTTACTGCTTTCGCAGGATCAGACATTTCTGCTGACCTCTCACGGTTGTTATTCCTCGTAAGTTCGGACTATTGCTTCGTCTTTAGACGCCCTCTCACTTAGTCTCTCACGGTGCTTTCGCTTCCGCCTCGTCTCCATTTCAGGGTTCCGAGTCAATCAGAGTGGGTTTTAAAACAGCAGATTTTGTTTACTGTTTCTGGAGAAGAAAATCTCTCGCAGCTTGTGCAGAGCCGACGACCAAAGCTAAATCGGAGGATAATCCTTTTGGATCACCTTGAGTTCCTTTGATATCGCCCGCTGGGGTAAAATTTTCAGCAGTCAGTGGCTTGTGTGCGTTACCGTCCGACTGAATTTTTGCATCAGTCACTTCAGGCATGTGCCTCCCGTTCCTTTTTCGCAGCTCGATATTTTCGGTTTGCTAGAGCTGCCTTACTCGGATTTTCCGACCGTCTCCTGATATTTGATTCGATTACCGCAGGACACGGTATTCCTCTCTTGGACTCACTCAAATGCTTACGATGGTCTAGTGATTTGGGTCGTCCCGTCAAGGCTAAAGCAACGGCTAATTTTTGGTGTTCAGTATTCGTACATCCCTCACGAGTTGCCCCGCCTAGGCCACCTTCCGCCAAATTATAACCAATTTCCAAATCTCTTGAATCAAGAGTTTGAATAAAAAACTTTTCTAAGGCGTTCATTTGCTCTTTATCACAAGGACGAACTAGTGATGAAATCACAAACGCCTCAGGACCATATTTTCGTATGGCACGGTATAGAAGCGGCTTGTCGTTGGTTCTACCGCCAGATATAGCTCGACGACACTGCAAAGCGAGATATGTTGATAGGTCATCTCCTGAATGTTGCCCAATGTAAATCTTGGAATTCACCGTATTTGTGATTGCGTAAATATGCATAATTAACTATACCATATTCCCCAACAGTTGTCAACCATAAATTCCTGCTTCTTCAAATGGATCGCAATACCCCGCCGCCATCACCTGTTCAGCTTGTACTGC